CATAAGGATTATAGCTTCCATTAGGATCATAAAGATAAGGGCTTGATGAATCACCAGACACTTCAAAATAAATAGCTGAATGATCTCCCATTACCTCGGCATTAGTACTATATACTCTAATTGTGGATGTAATTAAAATTATTTCTGATGTATATTTTGTTTTTTTCTGAGTGTTATCTCCTCGAACATCCGTCCATTCTTTATTTAACCTATTCTGATCTATTCCTGCTATCTGGTTATCTGTTCCTGAACCTTCTTCGGTCTCATACGTATCATCCATCATTGACGCAATAAATCGCGCCTTACACGGGCAACTGCTCTGGCTGTCCAGCGTCCCCGCCATCAGCCTGCCGTGAATATCTGTTTCAGGAACGCCGCCCACAATAATAAACATTCCCGGATATCTGCCGCAGGTGACCCGGTCCATATCCCGTGCCTGTGGGATACCCATGATCGTATGGTCGTCCGCGCCTTCAATAATCTTCCCGCCGCAGGTGGTCTTATCGCCCCTGACCAGAAAATAGCCTCTTCCCATCGTCATCACTCCTTATGCTGCGTATCACACAGTACCGCTGCCCGTACCGGATCGATTGTTACCAGCGTTCCCAGCAGGATTTCCATTTTTCGGTTCAGCAGGGCTTTATCAGCATAGCGGTGCGCCCGCAGGCGCAGCAGTTTCAGCTGTCGGGCTTTTACCTCAAACTCGCCTGTGTGCTGGTCCAGCTCAGCGATGCGCCGGGTTGCCACTGTTCATCCGGCCAGTTAAAACGCTGCCAGCGTTCCTTCTGGTTGAAATACTCCAGTTCCTGCCCGTCAATCACCAGATGTGTTTTCATCACGTCTCGGGCCGGTTTTGCCCGCAGTTCAAAATGTATTCCGGCATCGCCGCTGGCAAAGGCGGTGTCGGCCACATCGCGCAGGCGGTTCAGGGCGCGGATAAAGTCCGGGTTGACCGTCAGCCCCTGCGTGTTCATGGCGTCAGCCACCCAGTAGCGGCCTTCACGTTTCAGTACGCCGGAAAGGTTGGCGGCAATAAACTGGTTGATGCGCCCGTCATCGCGCAGATACTGCGCCAGCAGGGGAAGAGAGGCATCGTTTTGTGAGGCTTTGAACGGGTAGCGACCGGCGAAGTCCTGATTCCAGTGGCTGACAATCGCCCCCTGCCACTGGCGGTTCAGGCTGTCCGCCGCAGGCGTCAGCACCTGCCGCCACGACTGCTCCACCGGGCGGACGAACAGCGCCTGACCGAAGCCACTCCATTCCTCGCCCAGACTGGCGGCGATTAACCGTCCGTAGTCGCGGGTGTCGGTGAGGTCAACGGTTTTGCCCTGTAAAACCGTCTGCGCCAGTTGCTGGGTCATCTCCTGTGGGTCGGGGGCGTTGGTCACCTGTTGCAGTTTGAGGCGTACGCGGGTGACGCGGGTCAGATACGTTTGCAGGCTGAGTTGCGTATCACCACCACTGCCTCCGGCCTTATCGCCCAGCAACCGCAGCAGCGGCGCGAAGGTTTTATCCAGCGGCCCGACAGGCACGTCGCCTTCACGGGATTGCTGTGGCGTTTTCTCCTTGCCGTTAAACAGTTCCTGTGCCGATTTCGCCAGCGAGTCTGACAGACCACGGTTTTCCCTGCCAGCCGCCGCCTGCCACGCGAGGGTGTCCGTCAGCGCAATCAGTGGCGACTGACGGGCATCGGCCATCAGTGTCAGCTGGTCGAGAATGCCGGAGAGCGAGTCTTCCTTTTTCCAGCGAATGCTGTTGAGAAACGCCAGCCAGCTTCCGGCAAAGTCGGTAAAGTAGCGTGAGGTGAGACGGTTACGCAGCGTATCCGGCGAGATATCCGCAGAGGTATCCTGCTGGCGGTCGCTGAGTACCCAGTCTATTTCCTCGCGCCGCGCCGTCACCACCTGCTCGATGGCTTCCCTGACCTGTCCTTCCCACGCCTGACGGGTGAACATCCCCGGCACCGTCTGTTCCGTACTGAAAAGAGATTCGGTGAGGGTATCCCCGGTCATGTCCGCCAGCGTCATATCGGCGTAGTTGCGGGACACCTGTTGCAGTACGTTCTGGTAGAGAGTGTTTTCGGCATTACGCACACCAATCTGGCGCAGCAGGATTTTACGCACCGCGCCGGTCAGTTCCGGTGGCGGCGAGGTTTTCCACTGCAGGTGTTCCGGCAGGTTCGCCATCCAGAAGGTCAGCAGCGAGGGCAACACGCTCTGACGCACACCTTCCGGGATATTTTCATAGCGCAGGCCGTCCGCCATCAGCGTGGTACTGAAAAAGGCAGCGTCGGCCTTTTCCGGGCGGGAAGTCATCAGCAATGCCTTAAGCTGCTTATAGCGTTGTTCACCGGTGGCGGTACGCTGAGGACTGTTGGGCGGCAGTGCGACAAAGGCGTTCAGTTGCTGTTGCAGATGGTCAACGGCCACGTCGCGCACCAGCCGGTTTGCCGCCTTTGCATAGCCGGGAAAGGCGGCGGCGAGCAGTTGTTGGTTACGTTCAAGACCAAAACGCTGATACCACGGCGCACCTTCGCGGATACGATATTGCAGGCGCTCCAGTTCGCCCTGCAGGGTATGCAGCGCCACCAGTTGTTCTGCCAGCGGCAGGCGGGTATCAAGCGCACGTGCCGTCTGGATACCGGTTTCCTGAACAAGAGCGCGGTTGGCGAAGAACGAGGTCGTCATTCCGGCCCCCCATATTGCCAGCACGCAGACAGCGGACATCAGCGCGGCGCGTAGCCACGGAAAGCCCACTGTACGCCCCCGTGCGTTATCGCCGGTCACGCCCGCCCAGACCGGTGACGGCAGCCACGCATGAGGTGCGGCCTCCGGCACGGCGGTAAGCGGCGGGCTGAACATCAGGCCGCGCAGGCGCAGGGAAGAGAATGCGCCGCCTGCCAGCAGCGGGTTTCAGAACGCTTTGCCAGTGAGCGATACCCCGCTCTGCAAGGGTATGGGCCAGACGCAGCAGAAAATCATGGCGGTTATCGGTCAGTAGCTGCGACATGCCCTGTTCCGTCAGCGGCAGGGTTTGTGCTTCCAGCATTGCAGCCAGTTGTTCCGGGGTACAGCCTTCCGGCAGCAGGCAGCCGACGCTTTGCAGGACGCGCCCGGACTGATAATCACCGTTGTCACAGACCTGCCACAAATAGAGTGGGGCCTGAAAACCGAGTCGCTTACCGCCGTTTATCAGTTCGCGCCAGCCTTTGTCGAGTTGCACTGTCTGGCGGCTTTGTTCTTCTGTCAGCGGCCAGATGATGCCGTCCAGCGGACGGCTGCGGCGCAGTTTTTTTAAGGCGGTCAGCAGTGTGACATCAGGCTCCGCTGATGGCCTGCCGCCATATATCAGTACTGTGTGGTCGCCCTCCAGCCAGTGTTGCCCGGTCAGCCCCGGCGCAATAGCCTCTGCCTGTTCAGGCTCGCCGGTCACCAGCAGCAGACGGATTTTACGCCGCCAGAACGGGCCGTAGCGGTCGCGCAGGAAGGCGGCGAGTTCCACCATTGCCGGATGACGGCTGTCGGCTTTCTTTGTCGTCACCGCACGATAGTCATCTCCGGCGGCAAGTTGTCTGCGGAGTTCAAAGTTCTGTACGGCAGCGTGGCGGTTCAGCAGATGATAAACCCCCATGATAATCAGAAAGACCACGCCTGCGGCAATCACGCCAGCCATCCAGTACATTTGCTGTGAGCTACCCGGTTCAACGCCCAGCAATGCCTGTTTACGGTGAATAAACGTGCAAAGCGCAACCACAACAGCCACGGTCATGACGATGGCAGGCCCTGAAACAGAACGGGGCCGGAGACGGTTTAATCCCGGAACCACTATGATGCCTCCTGTGGGGAAACGAATGGCGACACCACGGTCGCCCATGAATAATGCCCGCCCTGAACGCCGCTGAGCGTCAGTTGGGGGTGTTGTGATTGTATTGCCGCCAGCGTTGCCGCAGCGACGGACAGCCATGGCGCAGCCGGTCCGGAGCGCCCCAGAAAGGCATCCAGCTCGTACATCAGGGCTTCCTGAGCAAACGGCTGGTTCAGGCTTAACAACGCGGCACGTTGTTCCCTGTCCAGTTCGGCAGTCCATATGCCGGATATGGCATATGGCTGCACCGGCATCCAGTCCAGCGCCTGTGCAATGCCTGACGCCATCATCTCTGTATCTGTGATACGTTCAGGACGATGCAGCAGGGCCAGCGGCGTAAGCGCGGTTTGCGTCAGTCGGTTTGCCAGCAACAGCGCGGTGGCGGATTCTGCCGTCCGTTCCGGGTTCTTCGGTTCAAGTCGTACGGAAATCACCAGCAGTACGGCCTTTTCCTGAATAAAGTTGTCCAGCCAGCCGTCCACGGCGGCCCGCCCCCGGCTCCGGGGCAGAAAACAGACGGGCTTCCGGGAGTCCGGCTTTTTGCCATTCGTCCTGCCAGATAGTTCTTAAAGCGCGCAAAATTATTCAAGATAGATATGGAATTCTTTCAAGATAAGCCAGAAGCGCGCATATGGAAGTTATTCAAGATAAAACAGCGGCATTAACCGCTAATGCCAGTCAGTTAAGCAACTGACTGGCTCTTTTTCGGGGCTGTGGGGTATTTCCAGGGCCTCTCCTTTACCACTCTCGGGAAGGCCCTTTCCCTTCTCGTCGGTAATTTCACAAGTTGTCCCATACTTGCAAGATCGCGCATCAGCTCCGGTATACGTCCCGGTGAAGCGCCCTGCAATGTCATCAGCATTCTCATCACCATTCCGCATGATTCTGAGAAACTCAGTTGATTCGGCCAGTAACCTTTCAGATGTTCCGCCATTTTAATCATCTGATATCTCACCAGATTATAAGCCAGTAAGACACCCCACAGCTCTTGCTCCACAAGCTCCGGCTTTTTACTTCTCAGCGTCAGCCTGCTCAGTTGCATCGTCTGTTTTATCTCCCTGTATCCCAGTTCGATTTCCCAGCGATGACTGTACAGATCCGCCATTTCTCCTCCGGGGAAGCGCATGGCGTCCGTCATCGACGTCAGCAGATGGCAGACTTTTCCTTTGCGCGTCACGGTCAGCAGGCGGGCTGTCACTTCATTTCCCAGTCCCGGCCACTTTTTTCGTGCCTGCGGGCTGGTTTTCAGCTTCACCAGATGATCGCCTTTACCCAGTTTTCTGAGCTCTTCATATTGCGCTCCCTTTCTGAGAGGTATCATCCAGTGGCGGTGTTCTCCCGCCAGGCTCCAGGCATTTAACAGTCCCAGTGAGTAATAACCTTTATCCATTAACGTCAGAGTGTTATCGCCGGTTTGTTCTATAAGTTGCTCAGCAAGCTCATTTTCGCTGTTCTTCATCGTGCCGAAGGCTGCAGCCGTCAGCAGATGGCTGGTCAGTTCCATCTGGCAGACCATTTTGACCTGCGGGTAGAGCGCCGGGTTCCCGGCATGTGTCTGGCGGGGGAAGGCTGCATCGTTCTCTGGTGTATCCGGTGTGCGCCAGAACACACCATCGATGGCCAGCAGGGTCAGGCCGCACCAGTGCGGATGCGGCGTGGCGTTATGCCAGAGCTGCGCTGTTTTCGTGAACACGCGGCGGACAGCCTCACTTCCCAGGCGCTGGCGGGCCTGAATAACGGCACTGGGGGCAACGAAGGGGCGATTGCCCGGCAGCATGATGTCCAGGCGATTCACAATCTGGTGAAGAGGTTCTTTACGCTCAAGCGCCATGCCAACAATACACCAGACCATCATTTCGAGGGGAAGACGGCGCTTGCGTAGCGTTACAGTACCTGATTCGGCAAGGCAACGAGAGATGAGTTCGGGGTCGAGGTAATCCCCCAGAGAAGTCAGTGGGTTACGCAGAGAATCGTAACGGGATACCAGATCAAGAGCCTGTCCAATGTGCATAAAAAAATCCGGAAACAAGTGAGCGTTTCCGGATTCTTACACAGCCACTGGATCGGTCAACTGATCCTTAACTGATCGGCATTACGGCATTAACCGCTGCTTTTTTATTCATTAAGTGGGATCACTTCGGGTAAGGCTGAATCCTGAATAGCTTAGTGTTTAGTCGCTTTTTTGCGCGCTTGTTCAGGAACCTGATGTAACGATATTGATTAAATTTGTGCGCCACGGCCCGCTCCTTATTCGCTCGTAAATATTCGCCGCGCTTCCCTCCACGATTAATCGCATTCATCGTTATCTCGTGATACCACTCACCGTCCAGTTCGTAGAATGTGCTTTCATGGCTGCCAATAAAATCAAAATTTGACGCCTGATACACAACACCTGCACGCCCGCAACGTTCGTCTGCAAAGGACTGAACCCACTCCACTGACGGATACAGTAACCTGATGGTTTTCAGCGCGTAGCTGATGGCCCGTGATTCAGAGTTGCGGGGCATGTCGTCGTGTAGCCACATGCGGTTCAGTTCCATATAGCCCCGGTTATCCGTTTCAAGCACAACGCGACGCCCTGAGTTGGGGTTAAGGGCATATCCCCACTGAAGAACACCAACCAGATCACGTCCACTGAATACGCCCAGATGCAACCAGGAGTTATTCACAAAACGGCGGGAATAATGCTTTGTCTGAATGATTGTGCGGGCCAGCCAGCAGGATATGGTTTCAACGCGCAGCTCCCTTGAACCATAGCCAACAATCCGGCCTTCATACTCAATAACGCAGGGTTTTGTCAGAATGCGTGATTTCTTCTCTTTTCCCACAATACAGCTCCGTGGGATGCTCCCGGGCACTCGATATGACAATGTAACGTTTACAGCGAGGACATTTGATTTCTATATGCTTAAAACCTCCTTTAAACAGCAATTTATTGCAATTTTTACAACGAACAGAGTCCATAATTTCCCCCAGTGTAATAACAGGATATCGCTGCCCGGAGGGCTGGGGGTATTTAATCACACTTGATGCAAACCGACGATCGATATGATTCTATCGATCGTCATAAACTATACAAACTGATTATTTAATCGCCTGGTCTGAACGCTCTCACCTCGTCCAGTGTGGGCAACAGAGAAAGTTGTTCTTTCATCTCCCGCTGACAGCGATAAATCTCATCGTTGCGCTCAACAATGGCCTGTATCATCGCTGTGGCCAGTTCCTCAAGTTCCTGCGTCGTCAACTGCACCTGCTGATTATCCGCATCACTCCACGTCATATTTGTTTGTGCCGCGACAGATTTTGCCAGCATGACCACCGGGGACAGGCGGCCCAGTGAGTCGGGGCCAGCATTCCAGATACGACCGTTCCATTCAAACGTGAACGGCTTCGCCTCCTGTTCTGTGCGCCATGCTTCAATTCCCTGACGTCTGGCCTCTCTGGCCGCTTCCAGCATTTCTGGTGTCACAGTGAATGGGGCTATCTCACCCCATTTGCCGCTTTGCAGTTCCTGCCAGATTTGCTGACCCGTCGGAGCGACATCATCAGCGGTGGCTGTGTAGGGGACTGCCTGGTCCCTGTCGTCAAAAAAAACGTCACAGTCTACTGCGCCACTTTCGGTATAACGGGGATTAATGATTTTTTTAATTTCCACGGTGCATTCCTCACGATGTGCGAATAAAAAGCCCAAGCATTGCGCCAGAGACATATGTATCCGGCACCCCGGACAGGGCGCAATATGACCCCGGTAATGAATGCTCTGAACATCCCGTAATGAAATATTGTGGGTATACTATATGCGTTCCGGTGGGAGTACAGGGCGCTGAAATCCCCACCGGTCCCAGTCGTGAGCCTCTGTATGACCGCCCCCTGACAAGTCTGATGTCTTTATCACCGTCAGCTTTTCCCTGGTACGCAGCAATAATCAGCCCGCCAATGTCAGGGTCTCCCCATCTGTTGCGGACAGAGCTCGCCACGATTCTGTAAATAATATCTTCTGTGGTTATATTTATTTTCACCCAGCCAGTCAGTCTGGATATGGGCCAGTAGCAGTAGCGGGTGTGATAAATGGGGCCGTTAATGCCGTAAAAAGTAAGGGATTTGGCTCTGTACCTCGGTTCTGTTGTCTCAGGGCGTGCATCAGTCCACCGGATGCTGAGCCCCCCTTCAAACCGTGTGTCGGGTATGATGATGCCGTAGGGGCCAGCAACGGAATATTCACCTGGCAGCGCATTCCTTACCCAGGCCAGGAAATCACTCTTAGTGTCAAAACGGATAACATCTTCAGGCAGAAAAGCACACCCAAAGCCGAATGCGCCGGGTATCGCCAGACGGCCTTTTGTCCGGTCGTAAATGTCGCTCTGTGCTTCCATCGTGGCCGCACTTTTCAGCCCCAGATTATCCCGGGACTTCTGTTGTGCCTTTTCGCCTGCTGCTGCGATTTCTGACAGATGGTTAGCCATTTTCAGAGTGCCGGTCAGCGCAGCATCAATGTCATTTTTGGCCTGTTCTGCTGCGCGGGCATAACCTGCGGCATCCTGTGCGCTCTGTCCGGCTGCGGCTGCATTTGCTCCTGTGCTTGTCACATCTTCCGCAGTGGCCTTTCTGTCCTCAGCTGTGACGGTTGCATCCTGTCGGGCTTTCTCCGCAAAACGTTGTGCATCATCACGGGCCGTTGCGGCTGGCGCCACATCCTGCGCCGTCTGCTGTGCGTTTCCGGCTGCGGCCCCGGCACTCTGCTGCGCCTGTTGCGCCAGCTCTTCGAATTTCTTCAGGGATTCCGGACGCAGGTCAATATCAGTTGCGCCCAGAAAATCATTCAGCGAACCGTCCGCTGAATCTTCATAAACGCGAATGACACCGATTTCTGAAAGGCGTTGTGCGCTCTGTGTCAGGCGAACGCTGTACACGCCCGGCAGAACGGGGAAGTCATACTCCCCGCTCTGTGTGGTGACGTGGCTGAAAACGCCTTTCAGAATCCCTGCACGGTTGTGCAGGGAGGTCAGTGTAATGGTTGCGCCGCCCAGCGGTTCTCCCGTGGGCGTTTTAATCACACCTTTAAGCTGCGGCATCGGGACGCTCCGGCCAGTTGATGGCATCAAAGGAGATTTCATCGGTAGCAGTGCTTAAATCCAGCACCTTCACCGCTTTGATATATTCCATCCACTGCGTAAGACGGACTTTGTCATCGTCGCTGATGGTGCCCAGCTCCAGCTTGGTTTTCCAGTCGGAAGTGATTTCCTTTGCTTCATTCAGCAAGCGCTGACGTTGCTTTTCTGCCAGTTTCGAATAATCAACAGGAACTGGCAGTACTTCGCCATCCCGGCAATACCAGTTGGCTTCGATGTCAAAACCCTCCGGCAGCTCATCCACTTCCACAATGGTAAAACCAACAGGATAAAGACGAGACACGTCTTCTGCCATTGAATAAATCACGCCGGTTTCCGGGTGAATACATAATTTGTATTTCTTCGTGAATTTATCCAGTGATTCATAAAAATCCTGTCCGTCTTCACTGCGGAAATACTGAATGTTTTCACCATAAGGCATTTCTTCCGGGTAATAACGCGTGACGTTTCTGAGTTCCATTATTTTCTCCTTAATTAGCCGGATACCGTGCGCCATCCGCCATTGATATAAATCTGAGTTTGTTTGTAATACACACCCCCGATGTTATCCGCAGAGCTTTTGCCAGTTTCCTGAACGTTAATACCTGACAAAATACACCCTGAAGGCGCGCGGAATACCCAGGAAATTTCGTTACCACCGGGATTGTGAAACACTTCGCTGGTGTATCTGAAATCACGTACTGCACCAGAATCGGTGCTGCTGATGGTGATATCTCTGGTGCCATCAAATGCCGTACCGTTAATTTTGCGTGGGGTCTGTAGTTTTGTGGCGGATGCTGCGTTGAAGCTGTCTTTTGATGTAAACACCTGTGCCCATTCAGACCAGACTGCATCGGTGGTATCACGCCTTGAGCGAATATAAACCGGAGCATGTGCACCGCTCGTGCCACTCCAGCCAATCAGCAGTTCGCCTTCGCCAGATGCTGCCGCGCCTTTCAGATGCAGAACATTGCCATAAGCTGTGGGATAGCCGTTGTTGTACACTTCATACATCTGAAGTCCTGCATTGCCCTGTGCTGTACTGCTTAATGCTGTCACCGGTCCTTTTGATAAAAGGATGTCTGGTGACAGGCCGATTGCTTTAATAAATTCACTGGCGCTGTTTTTCCCGAGAATACTGCGCACAAACGCACTGAGCGGTGTTAATGCCATTGTGTCTTTGCCGGTAAAATAAGGGAATATATTATTCTGACCGGTTAATCCGGCAATAGCTCCGGCTGAACCACTGTTCGTAATAAACAGTTTTTTCAGCGCTGTCATAATCTGGTCGGTTGTGTTTTTATCCGGTTTGATATTTGCCTGCCGGAGTATTTCCAGTAATTCAGACTGAATAATATTAAACCAGTCCGGCCCCGGATACGCTGAGGAATCCCCAGAAAACGAGACAGACATAGCATTATGTGATCTACTGATTTGTGCCAACAATTCAATGAGATCACTGCTATGCCTGTTCATAAAGTATGTCAGAATTTCTTCCGGGATGCCTTAGCACCATTTCATCAGTACCGACAAAATGCCCTGATGGATGCCACAGTGGCGTTAATCAACGGAGCATCTCTGACGCTGACCAGTATCGGACGTTTTTTCCCGGGTAATGCACAAGTTAAGAATAAGAGCAAACGTATTGATCGCCTCATGGGTAATGAGGCGCTCCATCGCGATATTCCAATGATTTTCAGGAATATCACTTCAATGCTGACACGGCAGTTATCTTTATGTGTAATAGCCGTAGACTGGAGTGGCTATCCCTCCCAGGAGCATCATGTTCTTCGTGCCAGCCTTCTGTGTGACGGGCGTTCCATTCCGTTATTGAGTAAGGTTGTTCCTTCTGAAAAACAAAATAATCCATTGATACAACATGATTTCCTTGATTCCCTTGCTCAATCCCTGCCCCCCGATGCCAGGGTTATTATTGTCACGGATGCTGGATTTCAGAGCGCATGGTTTCACCATATTACTTCTCTGGGCTGGGATTTTATTGGTCGGATCAGAAATAACGTTCAGTATTGCCTCGATAACGCGCCTGAAAGATGGTTAAAAGTGTCGGATAGCCCTGAATGTAAAACACCGGAATATATGGGGGCTGGAAGGCTGGTTAAAGAAAGGAAAAAAAGCATCCGGGGGCATTTTTACACCTATAAGAAATCGGCAAAAGGGCGAAAAAAGAAACGTTCGAAAGGTCAGAGTGGTTTAAACAAAACAGACAAAGAACAGAGCAAATCAGCAAAAGAAGCCTGGTTGATCTTCAGCAGTACAAATGACTTCAGAGCGCGAGAAATCATCAAGTTATACAGTCGGCGAATGCAGATAGAGCAAAACTTTCGTGATGAAAAGAACGGGCGCTTCGGATTTGGTCTTCGGGCCAGCAAAAGTCGTTCAACAGGAAGAATTCTGGTTCTGAGTCTGCTGGCAACGTTGAGCACTATCGTAATGTGGTTACTCGGTTATCACGCTGAAAATAAAGGGTTACACCTGAAATATCAGGCTAACAGCATTAAATCCCGGCGGGTTATCTCATATCTGACGTTAGCGAAGAATGTTCTTCGACACTCGCCACTTATTTTAAGACGAACAGTACTGAGCACAGTTCTAAACCATCTGTCCAGAACCTACCGAAATATGGTGCTGGTTTATTAGCAGTAATTTTGTGGGGATCCCTCAGCCCGGATACGTGGGCGGAATACCGTTCCCGCCTTCGGTGAAATAAAGCGTTGTTTTGCTTAATTCAGCCGCGACAGGTGGCATTACCGGCACACCCGTCGGGTTATCCACATAAAACATAAATTATTCTCCGGTGTAATAATATTCATATTCCGTGCCCGCCAGCCGGTAATGCTTCAGCAAGCATTCCAGCTCACGGGTGCGTTCGCTGATTAATGGTGTCATGACGCCATCAATACAGGTAAACCGCCCGGCAGCGTCTGACCGGGTGCCAGTGTCTTCTGTAACGCGGTCAGGTTTGCCCGGACGGCGCTCCTGTTCGCCAGGCTGTCCGGTGTCAGACGGATGGATATGCTGACTTTCTTCAGCCTGACCTGTACCGGCCAGACCTCAATGCCGCCCGGTTTACCCACCATCACGCCCGTGGCCGGGTGTTTGTGGCAGAACAGATACTGCTCCATTGTCTTCAGGTCTTCGCGGGTTGGCACGATGTTTTCCCGGTCATCATAAAGCCATGCCAGCCCGACCGTGCCGGGGCCGTGCCATGCATCCCACGCCCACGCGCGGCTGACGCCCGGCACTTCACGCGCCCATATCACGTAGTCATGCAACGCGCCGCCTGTCGGTGGATTGCGGCGCACATACAGCAGACGGTCCAGCAGCGCTGCGATGGATTCAGTGTCTGCGCCACCGGTGATGCCACCTTCAGCCACCGCGCCTGTGCTGGCCGTTCCGGGCAGCGGGGACAGCAGGGTGAGTACGGCACCGGCAGCAAGATTGCCCTCCACACCGGCTTCTTCAGCCTGCACGATGACGGTGACCTCGCCGTCCTGCACCTCGCCGGACGTGAGTACCTGATACACCTGGTTCGTGTCGGACTGCATCCGGGTTTCTGCCGGAAGGGGGGACTGACTGGTGAAGGTCACCCGCCCGCTGGCAAAGGTGGCCTGCTTGCGGATAACGCCTTCATACTTTGCTGTTTTGATAATGGTTTCATCATCAGACGTGGTGGACGGGATTATCTGGTCCTTAATCCAGCTCTGATGGTCGTATAAATCCCGGACCTGACTGCTGAATGACACGTTCAGCGCCTGCTCAACACTGACAGGCGGCAGCTTTTGCAGGCCGAGTTCATACGCAATATCTTTTTCGCCGTCGGCAATCAGTTTGCCCAGCGTGGGGATTTCATACGGCATTAATGGTGGCCTCCCATCGACGGGTGATTTCGATTCTGAGTGTGGTTTTGTCCGGGCGGGTTAACACCACCAGAAAGGCAATACGGTCAGGAATGATGATGCTGGCCGTGACGGTGGCGTTACGGGCGTAACCGGCACGCAGAAGCGGCTGCATGGACAGCCGCGCGTAATCTTCCACGCGCAGGCGGACATCTTCCGTCAGCTTTTCACGCTCAAGCAGCCACAGGCGGGAACCCCACGAAAAATCGCTGTACGTGTCGCCCGGCCAGCCGCGCGGGTCGCCGGAGCCGTCAGGAATGACATCATCGTCATCAGCGCGGGCATCGGTGAAAAGGCAGATAAGAACCTGAGTGACCAGCCCCTCATCCCGTGAGAGGCCGTTATGGGTGACGGTGATGTCACCCCGTGAGAGCATGTTATTCCAGCGGATTTCTGTCGTCATACGGGCGGTGATGTATTCTCATTGTCGCCGTCCTTATGAATGTGTTCGCTGAATGATTTACCCTTGATTCTGACATCTTCAGTGAATTCACAGGGACCGACGAATTTCATTTGTTTACCGATAATATTCAGCAGTTCGTCGGCAGTGAGATTTACCGTTTTCCCTGAAAAGTCTAATTGTTCTCCTGTGATTTCAATGACGCCGTTTTCCTTCAGGGTGATGTGTGATTTGCCGTCCCGGTGATACACCCTGACATCGCCGGGGGACAGTCCTTTCGGGCGACATCGCTTGTCTTCCACCGCGATGGCAACCAGCCCGTCACGCCGTCCGCCAACGGCCATCACAATGGCTTCAGAACCTTCCGGCGGAACGGACGTAAACCCGTAGTTCTGGAAGCGTTCCACGTCGTCATCGGTGGCATCTGCCAGCGTCTGAATTTGCAGGTTCTGCCGTGCCAGACCGTCAGACACCAGGCGGACAACAGCGCGGTCAACCATCAGTCGCAGGCGGCGGGCAATTGCGTTTAATCCCATGTGGCCACCGCCTTTGTTTTTTTCGTCTTCGCTTTCATTTCCGGCATGTCCAGTGATTCAGGCGGAACCAGCGCCAGAACCGTCATCCTCCCCTGTGCGCCATCCGTCCATGTCACCCCGGATATCAGCCAGGTGGTTTTCAGGTTCTGAATGCTGTCGTCGATATCGACAAGGCGGTTGGTCTGCCACAGCGGGCCGCTGTCGCCCTGTTCGCGCCAGCCTGCCACCGTGATTTCCGTCGTGCGGGACTCTCCCAGCATCCGGGCTTTGTACCATTCCCCGCGAATGCTGGCCCCGCCCACGGTCAGGCTGTCTTCATTGACCAGAATGCGCGGGCGGTAACGGTTAATTTCCGGGGCTTCGGTGATGTACTGGCGACCGCCCACCATCGGGGCAGGCTGGCTGTCCCACAGTTTGCCACGGGCACTGGTGGTGCCCTTGATGATGTACTGGCTGTTACGCTCCCGCCAGCTGAAGCGCCCACGGGCGGCGAGGATATTTTTCCCAGCACCAGTGACACGCCCGCGCGAACGGAAGAGGCGCGGGTGATAATCAGGTTACCCGCGCCGTCAGACGTCAGCAGAACGCCGCGCTGTTTTGCCAGCCGGTCGAGCAGTTCAAAGCCCGTTTCACCCTGTTCCAGAACGACAGACGCAAATGCCTCCCCGGTCGGGGTTTCCGTGATGACGGTTATCCCGAACGGGCGGCAGACATCAGCCGCCACCTGTTCAAGCCGCACGCCTTTCCATTTCCCGGACGAATGCACCACAGAGCAGTCCACCAGGTCGCCGGTTTTATCGCGCCCCATGACGCGAATCTCCACGTTTTCAGCCTCATAGCCGGGAATAAAATCATCGATATACCCCGTCAGCACGGTATCTGCGCCCAGCCTGACCGTGCAGGGTTGCCCCTCACGAATCACGCGCGGTGCCGCCGCTGACCAGCGGGTTGTCACACTGAGTTCAAACTCACCGGCAATCGCCTTCAGGGAACGGCTGACGGACATTTCCGTCCAGCCTTCCCACAGTTTGCCGTCAACGGTAAGAATCACGGATTCCATCAGTCGGTGATCTCCACAGGTTGCGTCGGTAGGATGAATGACGGATGACGCAGGCGGTTACGCTGCACGATTTCATCCCGTCGGCGTGTGTCACCATGCTCGCGCCATGCCAGCAATGCGGCAGAGGTGGTTGTGGTCAGCGTCACCTGCCGGGTTTCCGGCAGACGGGCGGCACGCTCGCGGGCATCCGTAATCACGGCCTGCCGTAAATCGCGCAGCGTTCGCCACAATGTCCGCTGGTTGTTTTCCACCGCCGCCACCGCCTGCTCATGCAGTTCAGCCGCCAGCGTGTCACCGGCAGATAACGCCGCATCACGGGTATCGAACGTCATCGAGGCCACGGCACTGGCCTGTCCCAGCAGGGCTCCCAGCACAACCACTTGGCGGAAGTCGTCAATGTTCTTTTGCAGGCTGTCAGATACCGGCTGATAATCCGGTGACAGCCCGATGGCAAAGCCGGGGTTGCCGTCTGCCACGCTGCCGGGCTTCACGGTGATATCTTCCGGCAGTGCGCCGGTGGCAATCTGCCTGGCACGTTCTCCGGCCCACTGGTTGCGTAATGTCGTGTAAACCGCCAGTGCTTCGGGTGGTTCCGTCACAAGGCCCGCAATATCTTCCACCCGTGCTGACAGCTCACTGACCAGACGCCCCGGTGTGGCAATGAGGGTTCCGGCCATCGCCTTAAAATGCTTCAGCCTGTCCATCCACTGATTCAGTGCTGCCGGTAACGTGGGCAGGTTAGCCACAAGGTTTTCCATATCGGCCAGAAAACTGTCGGCCATGTCACCCAGCCCGTCGAGTGCGCCGAACCAGTCGCCATCGTCAATGGCGGCTTTCACCGCATCAATGCCTGTCAGCACTTCCTGCTGCGTGTTATCCGCCGCAGACGGGAACAGGCGCTCGCCTGCCTCAAACACTTCAAAGGTGACATACGCAATGCCGTCTTCCTCCGTGCAGAGGCGATGGGTGACCTTGCCAACCTGTACGGTCTGTATCCCGAACCACGGGTGGACAAGCTCGCCGGGGCCGGGGGTATTGAGCGCATCTAAAAGGGCGTTTAAATCATCCCGGAAGTTTTTACCTGGCAGCTTTGCGTTAATCTGCTGTTGCCCCGGAACGGCCCCGTTATCATCCGTCCAGGCGGTTTCACGCCGGGGATAAGCACGGGGAATGGCACGACGACCACCGGTGCCCTCCGTATCCACCAGAAAGAAGGGGACGCCACGAAACGAGGCGTCGCGCAGCCCGTCCCATTTACCGTTGCTCGTTGTCATTAACCCTGCTCCACGCTGGTGACGCCAGCCTGCGCACTGAGTCTGACGCCGGGTTGATCCACTCTGACGCTTTTCACGCGGGCATCACCTTCCACCACCACACGGATTTCCCCCTGCAATTGTTGCGGAAGGAAAGGATAATTCTGTGTGGGTTGCATACCTGCCCACGGTCGCGGGTCGGCAATGTTCTTGTCACCCAGCGAATTAAACCAGTCCGTTACCTTACGCCAGACGGACTCGAGCGCTTTCTGGTTATCCTGGCTTTGTTGCGCGAACTCGCGCTCCCACGGGCTGGCGCTGGCATCACCGGCCACGGATTTTGTAAGACTGTCAATCTCACCCGGCAGGGCGTATTGCGTGGTCAGAAAATCGTAAAATTCCAGGGCACCGGCGATGATGCCAGCGCCTTTGCCCGCATTACCTCCGCGGTTACCCGGACCTCGTGGATTGCGTGGGTTACGGGGATTGCGTGATGAATCCGGCGCATCCGGCAGACCACCGACATTGCCGTTCATCCCGCCACTGCCCATATTGACCACATACACCGGCATCACGCCGGAGCCGAAAACATCCGTAATACCGCCGGGTATCCCTTTGCCTTTCCCTTTGGGATTCATGATGTCGTGGATGGTTTTACCGAGCTTGTACGTCTTACGTACGGCGATAATGCCACCCAGCGCAATTGCCATATATTTACCGACCTGCAACCAGTTCTGGTCCACGCTGTTGATGGCATCCGCCAGGTCCTGAACGGGTTTTGCCAGATTTTTTTCAGCAAAAACCTCATATTCATTCTTCAGGGACTGCATCGCAGACTGAAAACTCCGGGCGTTTTTCTCCGCAGCTTTTCTCATGGCACCGGATTCAACCGGGGCGTAAATCATTTTTTCTGTTAGCTGAAGGGCGTCTTCACTGAGCAGTGCCCTTAATCCACGCATGGAAGTATCCCCGAAAACATCCTGCAAGTTCTGCTCATTAAATTTTGCCCGCCTGACAACGTCTCTGATTACGTCATAAGGCAGACGGGGTTTTCCTGTGACAGGATCAAGCACATCAACCCCGTTTCTTTTCAGAAACTTGATATTGTCTTTTCGGGTGACTTCACTCCAGATACTGTTCAGCGCGGTCACCGCTTCATCCGCAGAGCCGGTTGTTTTTGCCAGCATCTGTTCAAGTGCCCCCAACTGGGCTATCGCCTCTTTGCCACCACCGGTATAAATCGAAAACAGTTTTGCTGATACACGCGCCAGTTGATCCACACCAACCGAACCAATGGAAAACTGGTGGTAGAAGCGGTCGAACATGCCTTCAACCTCCTGAGGCGCTTCAATCTGTTTTTCGGACATCTGTGCCATCAGTGCCGCGGCATCCTGTGGCGCAGTCCCGAATGCCTGCGTGGCCAGCCCCTGATTGCGGATGTTTTTTTCAACAAATTCCGGCTTACCGGTCAGGCCATACAGTGCATCCTGGCCTTCCAGTAAGACCTGGGCACTGAGGCGAATGTCTGACATTCTGGCGGTTTCCCGGATGTTTTTTCTTAAACGGGATACCTGCTCATCGGTCAGTTTTGCATTTGTACCCGCACGGCGGATTTGCGCATCAAAATCTGTCAGGCCTTTAAGGGTCATACCACCACCGAACCCGGCAATCATCGCCGTGTAGCGGTTGCCAAGCGCATCCAGACTGCGCCCGGCAGCCTCCGTTGTGGCTTTGACCAGGCGCATGGCCTTCTGGTTGTTCCGGGCGAACTGCGACATGTTTGCACCGTACTGCCGGGCTTTGGCGGTCAGGTTCCCGGCAAGGTTGATCATGATTTCCGTGCTGAGACGGTTACCTGTTGCCATGCTGTTTCTCCAGTTGCTTTATCAGGCGGAACAACTGCTGCAGGGGCAGCTGTTCCAGGTACTGAATGCTGAATCGCGAAGACAGGTTAACCAGCAGGTTCATCAGTGCCGACGCCAGCGGCATCAGTTCGCCCCCGCGTTGCCACCTCCTCAAGCATGTCATCCAGCACAGCCGCTTTCGTGCTGATAAGCTCAAGGTCTGCCGGGTGGAGCATTCGCAACTGTTTCATGTCCAGCGGGCCGGGGATATTACCGATTGACGCAACCTGACGGCGCATCATCTCCAGTCCCATCAGCACCTCAGAACAGTAGGCCACCGCCTTTCCGTTCCCGCCCATGACGACGCGTTCTGCGGCCAGTTGCGCATCAATCACATCACTGGCGGTCAGTTCGCGCAGTTTCACGGTTTTATGCAGGGTTTCATCTGCCGTGCCTTTGCCGGTCAGAAGCCCGTGTTTCAGTTCAAATTCCATTGCGGCCATGTCACACCTTCACGCATTTTTCACCGATAAAGTTGGCACTGATGGTGCCGGAATCCTCGTCCAGCTCTGCCGGGTTATCCGTGGCGGAACCCGTCATCATGTAGTTCAGGCCGTTGTCGCCGTAGAACATCACCGTGACATCTTCCCAGTTGCTGATTTCAATCACGTCCATATCCGCTGCCGCCGCAATGGTTACCTTGATGGACGGCGAGGCCATCTTGCTGGAGATACCCCAGACCTTGCCGCCGCCCATATGCTGGGTGCGGCTGAAGCCGCCCGGATTCAGCGTGGATTTCCCCTCGGTTTTAATTTCGCGGCCATTCACGCGAATGGTCGCCATGCCAAGAATTTTTGCCATGTGGCCCCCTTAAAGCTTGAACTGAATCAGGCCTGCCAGCACACGCAACTGGTTCACCAGATTCGGGTGGCAGATAAAGTTCAGGCGGTTTTTATCGCTGCTGTCGCGTGTCACCTGAAGCGTGTCCCTGTAATCGCTGAAGTTTTCCACAAGGCCCGCCGGGAGAAGTTCGGTCTGGCAGATATCCAGCAGCTCTGCAGTGCACAGCTTCGGCGTCATCACCGGCTGCCCCGCATCCAGCGAGTCCAGCACGTCATCATCCGCCAGCTTGTGGCGCGGATAACGGTTCGAGAAACGGTTTTTAATGATGTAACGGATACGGCCCAGCGTGGCGGGTGACTGCACATCAAGATACGACACATCCGCATCACCGTACTGGTTAACCCGGTACATGGTGATTTCACGCTCGATGCAGACGTTATCCCCGGCGTCCACCATGTGCGTGGCAATGCCGTCATGCAGCAGCAGGTTACGTTCCGGCATATCCCAGCGAACATTACGCGCAGGCGGCAGAATGCCGGTCAGGACCAGCGTCTGAAGCGGACGCGCCGGGTCAATGGCAAGGTGATACGCTGCCGTTGCGCCGTATGACGCGGCCCACATCCACGCCGGATGCGGCGACAGGTTGGTGCCGATGCAGCTAATCAGCCAGTCATTGCGGGTTTCACCAAACGTGCCGGTTTCCCCGTGCGTGCCACAAAACGCCGTCCACAGCTGCGCTTCCATCATTTTGAGCGGCCCCCAGCGGTTCAGCAGTTCATCACGCAGGGTGTTCAGGCTTTTCGTGTCGGTGAACGGGGCGATGATATCGGTAAACCACTCCGGGCCGATGGCCGCAACGGCGTCTGCCATTTCCGGTGTCCCGGTGCCGCCGGTAAACGCGGTTGCGGTCACCTTCACACCTGCCGGGAAGGCTTCACCGGTGTGGTAGTTCAGGCGAACGTCGGCACCGTTGCCGGTGACGCCGTGCCAGTTCACGGTCAGCTCCACGGTATCCGTGGCATCATCCTTCACCGCAGCGGCCACCTGCGTGGCAGGCTTTTTCGTCACCGCATCAGCAATGGCTTTTGCAATGTTTTCCTTCGTATCCCCGGCGCTCACGCTCACCTGAACGGACACACCGTTAATCAGCAGTGCCACCGTTCCGGCTTCGGTCGCTGTACCCAGCACGGTCAGCGTGGCTTTTGCGGCAGCGCCTTCAGGAGCGGCAACCGGCATCGCCCAGGTTTCCGTGTACGTGTTGGCACGACGCAGCATTTTGAGCATTTCAGCCAGCATCGACCCTTTGCCATAAAGCTGGTCTGCCTGGCTGTCACTGGTGATACGGGTCAGTGACAGGGCGTCTGCGCTGCCGGACGATACCGCATGGCCCATGACCAGAATTTTTCGGCTTTGCGCGGATGCACCCTCCAGCGCCTGTGAATTGTCGATATCGATCCAGACAAGCGGGACGCGGATATCATCAGGAATGGAACCCAGCGACATTATTTTTTCCCTCTGGTTTTGTTGTTATTTTTCGGAAGTGTGGTTATTTCCACATCTCCCTCGGCTTCACGGCGCAGCCAGTAAGCGCAGACGTTGAGACGTTCCCCTTCCGGGGATAAATGTGCGCCATCCGGTTTACGGACACGGACGTTTTCCCGCGCTGGCTTAATCAGTTTCTGTTCCATCGTCACCCCGTACATGGATCACGTCGTTAATTTCAGTGTGTTCGCCGCTGCGCAGTGTCGCCCCGAGGCGCAGGAAATCCGGGAGCGCGGCGAGATCAATCTCTTCATCCAGCCGGAATTCCTGCTCCCACGTCACCGCCCACATGGTGACACCCAGCCCGTCGAGGCTGACGGAGTAAATGTTGTCTGCCCGCACATCAGCAGCCATGCGTTCAGCCCCCATGCCCGCTGTGGCATCCGACGACAGCAGGCGTTTGATCACCTTTCCGGCCAGCACTTCACAGCGCACGTCGCGGGAATACCCCCACGAATCCGTCGCCATGATGTAAGCCACCCAGGTGACCAGACCGGACAGCCCGCCGCGCGGGTTGATATCCCGGACACGCAGGGCCGCGACACGGATACAGCCAGTGCGACCGGACAGATAGCGTTTCACTTCATCCGGGCTGTTGAACTGGCCGATGTGACGCTCCACCACGTCAGCCCGGTCAGGGGTGTCCCCCTGAAGGGCCGTCTGCAGCCAGGCCACAATGTGCTCTGCGGCCGCAACGGTGCTCCCCGGTGTGCGCAGTTCAGGGCGTTGTTCTGTCATGGCAGAACCTCCTTCCAGAAATGACTGATAACCTGTTGCAGCTCCTGCTGGCTGGCAGAAGACAGCCCCAGAAATTCACGTTGCGGAATGTTCATCATGCGGTGATGTGCGCCGACGGTCTGCCAGACCGGATATTTCAGCGCCCGCCCGAAACACTGCGAGATAAGCCGTTTGTGGGCGCTGACCGGCACGCTGCCGGAAAAGCCGTCATTCATGATGCGGGCATAATCCAGCGGTGAACCGATACGCACCACGCGGTTTTCCACGATGTACTGGATACTCTCCAGCAGATGGCCTTCACCGCGCAGCAGACTCTGGTTGCCGTGGCGGGTCTTTTTGTACCCGTCAGACCAGTCCGGCCAGCGTTCGCCACCCGGACTGGTTTTCTCATCGATGATGCGGCGGCGGGTCTGTGATTCCACCACCGCACCGATACTTTCCAGCAGCTCTGACTGCAATGAACCCTCTGCCAGCTTTTCAACGGCGCGGCGGATATCCTCCAGACGCTGGTCACCGCTGACCTGTACAGAAATCCCCATCACAGCACCCCTTTCAGGTTGTTACGGGTGAACAGCCGGGCATTGGCACCCACCACAATAATTTTCCCGTTGTCGGTTTCTGCCGGGGTGGCATACGTCGGCAGGCCCAGGTCACGGGTGCCGTTCGCCATTTCACGCAGGGTTTTAATGGCGTCGTCGTAGCGTTTCTGGATCAGCTCCGTGATTTGATTGTCACGCTCTGATAACCAGTAAAACGCCAGCGATACCGCCACGCGTTGCAGCGGGCGCGGGATTTCCGTCACCCCCAGCGGCAGCTGGTAGCGGCGGGACAGAAACGAATCAATTTCCGCTTCCGCATCACTGATGGCCTGACGGATTTTGTCTTCATCCAGCCCGTTGGTTTCCCGGTTAATCGCCATGTTCCAGACAAGATTGCCGTCCGCGCGTAACAGGTCTTCCTGCGTGATGTATCCCATCAGCCTTTCTCCGCTTCCCGGACAATCAGATTCGGTTCTGCCATCAGGCGGGTGGCAACCGCAGCGCTCACCGCCACATCCTCACCGATATGTGACCAGAAACGGCCACAGCGCCAGAACCCGTTTTCAGACACGGCCCTGACGTTCAGCCGGACAGGGGCGTCACCCTGTACAGCAACCGGGTCTTCAGCCGGACGTGGTTCATTCGCCTGACCGTCAGCCACAATAACGTCTGCCAGCGGTGCCGGGTTTTCCTGTGCAGCGCTGTTCTTTGCGGCTTTCGCGCCTTTGGTTTCTGCTTTTTCAGTAAGCGCCCCGAGAAGTACGTAGCGTAAGGATTATTTTACAGACGAGAAGTTCCAGGGCAGCAGTTCATGCACTTGGTTCGACGGCCAGTCATTGAGCTTCTCGATCACTTCGCGCAACCAGTCCTCCGGCTCCACTTCGTTCTGTTTGCAGGTGACCAGCAGACTGTAGATGATCGCCGCACTTTCTCCTCCCTTGTCTGAGCCGAAAAAGAGATAATTTTTTCTTCCAACCGCCACCGATCGTAACGCGTTTTCACCGATGTTGTTGTCTATTTCCACCCAGCCGTCACGACAGAACTCGTTCAGCGCATTCCAGTGATTCAGGATATAGTCGAACGCCTTCGCCATCTCCGCATGTTTCGACAGCGTTTTCCTCTGCAACTGTATCCAGTCGTACAACGACTGCATCAACTGGACGCTTCTGGCTTTTCTGACTGCAAGCCGTTCCTCTGCCGGACTGCCACGTATCTCCGCTTCTATGTCGTATAACTCTGCTATCCGTCTGAGCGCTTCCTGAGTCATTTCTGTCGGACGGCGCACATCCTCGTCATGGATTTTTCGGCGGGCGTGGGCCAGGCACCCGGCTTCCTTCACCCGGCCCGTTTCGTACAGTACGTTATAACCTGCATAGGCATCAGCCTGCAGTACGCCCTGATACTTTGCCAGGTGGAGCTGCGGATGTTCTCCTTTGCGATCTGCCGAATACGCGAACCAGACGGCTGCCGGCAGGGATGAACCCGCATTACGATCATCCCTGACGTATACCCACAGACGACCCGTTTTCGTCTTTCCGTTCCCCGGGGCCAGTACTTTCACCGGAGTGTCATCTGCGTGCACCTTTCCTGCCTCCAGAACATAGTCATTCAGCGCTATATACAGAGGACGGA